GCCGACAAAAATCTCTCTCCGGGTTTTTCCCAAAGGGGGTCCCCGTGGCGACTCCCCGCCTCCGCCCTGTGGCTCCAGACGAGCGGGCGAAGAAGGCCGCGCCGGCGAAGACCGTCACGGAGGCGGCCGCGTCTGGCTCGGCTCGTGACCTGCTCGTCGCTATGCGCGCTCGGATCGCCAAGGCGGTGGAGGACCCGAACACCCCGGCCCGCGACCTCGCGGCTCTGACTAAGCGGTTAATCGAGGTCGTCCGCGACATCGAGGCGATCGACGCCCGCGACGAGGACGGGGACGATGGCGCAGAGGTCGACGACGGCGAGTTCGACGCCTCGGCTGTCTGAGTACGCGCGGAAGTTCGTCTACCCGGCTGGCATCGAGCGCACCGTCTGGCCTCGTGTTGAGGCGAAGGGCCGTGAGCTTGGGCTCGGCTTCGACTGGTGGCAGGCCCAGGCGGGAACGGTCATCCTCGGCTACGGCGCGGACGGGCGCTACGTGGCCACGGTCGGCGGGGTCGGCATGTCGATCCCCCGGCAGGTCGGCAAGACGTACTTCGTTCTGGCCATGATCGTCATCCTCTGCATCCTGTTCCCTGGGTTGCAGGTCATCTGGACTGCCCACCACCTGCGCACGTCGACCAAGACGTTCACGACGTTGCGGGGTATCTGTCGGCGCAAGAAGGTCGCGCCTCTTGTGCGGTCCATCCGGTCGGCGAACGGTGAGCAGCAGGTCGAGTTCGTCAACGGCTCGATGATCATGTTCGGCGCGCGCGCCCAAGGCTTCGGGCGCGGCTTCGACGAGATCGACATCGAGGTCTTCGACGAGGCGCAGATCCTCGACAGCAAAGCGCTCGATGACATGGTTGCTGCGACCAACCAAGCGCGGCACGAGCACGGCGCGCTGCTGCTCTACATGGGCACCCCGCCTCGCAAGTCTGACCCGTCGAGCGAGTTCCGGCTCCGGCGCTCGGAGGCGTGGTCGGGTGAGGCGAAGGACGCGATCTGGATTGAGATCGGTGCAGACCCCGAGTCGGACCCGAACGACCCGGCGCAGTTCCCACTCATGAACCCGTCGTTCCCGCTGCGCACTCCGCTGGAGTCGCTGCTGCGGCTGCGGAAGAACCTCAAGGACCCGGACTCCTGGAACCGCGAGGGTCGCGGAATCTGGGACCCCGAGGTCACGGGAGGCGCTCTCTCCCACGCCCGTTGGCTGACACTCGCCGACCCGCACGCCGAGCGTGGAAGTAACGTCGTGTTCGGCCTGGACCTGACCGGCGACCGTGACGTGTGGATCGCCGTGGCGTGGACGCGCGACGACGGGGCCACGCACGTCATGCTCACCAACGACGGTCGCCCAGTCGCGGCATACAGCGCGGTCGCTGAGTGCAAGCGGCTCACCAGCGAGTGGGGCGGCACGGTCGCGACGTCGGCGTTCGGCGACGAGCTGGAGCGCGAGGGTGTGCCGTTCGAGGCGGTCAATGGCGCCGAGTTTGCGGCGGCGTGCGGCCTCCTGGAGGACGCGATCAACGACTCGTCGGTGCGGCACGGCAATCAGGCCGCGCTCAACGACGGTGTGAAGGCCGCCCGGTGGCGGCCCCAAACGACAAGCGGGGAACGGGCGTTCGTCCTGCGCGACGCGCCGGAGGTTGGCCCGGTCGCTGCGGTAGCGCGGGCGCTGTGGCTGCTCGGGCAGACCCCGAACTATGACCCGCTCGACTCGATCTACTGACGGAGGTCAGGGTGTTGACAACTGTCCTTGACCTCCTGGGGGTCGCGCTGTTGGTGGCGTTCGCGGCGCTGCTGTGGTGGCCTGCCGCGTTCGCGGTCGCCGGGTGTGCGTGCCTGGCCGCATCGTGGCGGCTGACCCGGTGAGCCTGTTCTTCAAGCGCACCGAGGAGCGCGCTTCGGCGCTGACGTGGGCGACTGGTGATGATGCGCTGCCGTCCTACTCCACGGACAAGGCGCTACAGATCGCCGCCACCTACGCGTGCGTCAAGCTCATCACGGACTCAATCTGCACCCTGCCGTTGCACGCCTACTCGCGGCGACCGGACGGCACGCGGGCTCGGATTCCCCTCCCTGTGGCGATCTCGTCCCCAGTAGGTCAAGGGTTCACGTCGGCGTGGGTACAGCGGCCTCTTGTGTCCATGCTGTTACACGGCAACGCCTACGGCCTGGTGACCGGGTATGGGGCGACAGGTTGGCCGAGCGGCGTGGCGTGGCTCAAGCCGACCGACGTCTACCTCGACTCCGACGCGGGCCAGTGGTACGTCAAGGGCCGCCCCGTGCCCCGCGCGGACATCTTGCATATCCCTGCCCTGGTGGTGCCCGGCAGTGCCCTGGGCGTGTCCCCGGTGGGAGCGCTGGCCCGCACCTTCGACTCGGGGTATGAGGCTCAGGTTGCCTCCGGTCAGTGGTCCAGGAACCGCGCCGTCCCCGGGCTCAAGATCCGCAACAGCAAGATGGCACTCACGGTCGAGCAGGCCGACACGGCCGCGGCACGCATGAAGGCCAAGCTGCGCAACGGCGACCCGTTCGTGACGGGTAACGACTGGGACCTTGATGTCCTGACCATCCCTGCCGCCGACGAGGCGTTCCTCGGGGCAATCAAGGCCAATGCGACGCAGATTGCGTCCATCTACTCGGTCCCGCCCGAGATGGTCGGCGGCACCACTGGCGGGTCGCTCACGTACAACACCGTTGAGCAGCAGGCGATTCAGTTGCTCACCTACGCCTGCCGCCCGTGGATGGTGCGGCTTGAGGAAGCCATCTCGGCGTTCATGATGCCGCGCCCGCAGTACGTCAAGTTCAACGCCGACGCGCTGATCCGCGTCGACACCAAGACCCGCCACGAGATCTACCAGATCGACCGGAACATCGGACTTCGCAACATTGACGAGTTGCGCGCATTGGAGGACGAAGAGCCCTTGCCGGACGGGCAGGGCCAGTCCTACACCCCCCTCGCCGCGAAGCCGGCGACCACGTCCAGCCGGGAGGCATCGTGACCATCGAGACCCGCCACACCGCGGGCGCCGTGCAACTCCGCAAGGCGGAGGACGGCACGGTCCGCATGGGTGGATATGCCCTCAAGTTCAACCGCCTGTCACAGAACCTCGGCGGGTTCGTCGAGCGGGTCGCTCCCGGCGCTGTCGCCAAGACGCTGCGCGATGGGGGCGACGTCCTGGCGCGCTACCAGCACCTCGACGAGTACCTGCTGGGGCGGACTCTGTCGCAGACCCTCCGGCTCGCTGTCGACGACACTGGCTTGGACTACGAGGTTGACCTCCCCGACACCCAATACGCCCGCGACCTCGCAGCCCTCGCCGAACGTGGCGACGTGCAGCACTCGTCGTTCGCGTTCCGCACCATCGCCGACGAGTGGGGTTTCACCGAGCAAGGCTTCCCGCTGCGGACCCTGCTGGAGATCCAGCTCGTTGACGTCGCACCGGTGGTCAACCCGGCATACCTGGACACGACCTCTGGCCTGCGGACGCTGGCCGAGGCGCGTCATCTCGACGAGGCAACCGTGCTCGCCGCAGCCCGCGAGGAACGACTTGCGGAGATCATCGCTCCCCCTGTGGAGCCCAACGACAAGCGCGACATCGGGCCGGGCGAAACCCACCCGCTTATCGCGCTGCGGCAGCGCCAGGCCGCGTTCGCTCAACGGCGCACCCCTCGCTGAGGCCGGGCGACACCCACCTCGCAACCATCCACCGACCCCCGGAAGGCATCGCCTCCGGGGGTTTCCCATGCCTCGCGAGAAACGGAGACATCATGTCCGAGGCTTTGATTCAGCGGCTCAAGGAGAGCCGAGCCAACATCTGGGAGCAGGGCAAGGCGCTGCTCGACAAGGCCGAGGCCGAGGGCCGCGACCTGAACGCCGAGGAGGCCTCCTCCTGGCAGAAGATCAACAGCGACATCGACGCTGTCGACCAGCGCGTCAAGGGCCTTGAGGACGTCCTCAAGCGTGACGCCGAGATGGTCGAGACGTTCGCCCGGCTGGAGAACACTCCGGCCGCGCGCGGCATCCCTCGCGATGAGAAGAACGAGCAGGTTCGCGCCTTCCTCAAGGGCGAGTCCGGTCGGTCGCTCACCGTCGCCGCCGACACCACGTTCCGTGACCTGGTCAAGGGCACGGCGACCGCTGGCGGCAACACCGTCCCGACGTCGTTCTACGGGCAGCTTGTCGAGCACATGATCGACATGTCCGCGATCCTCTCTGCTGGCCCGACCGTCCTGGAGACCTCGGGCGGGGAGACCATCGAGGTTCCGATCACGACCGCCCACGGGTCGGCTGCGATCGTCGCTGAGGGCGGGGCCATCACGGAGAACGACCCGACGTTCGGGAAGCGCTCGCTCGGTGCCTACAAGTACGGCGACCTGATCCAGATCGCGCGCGAGCTGGTCGACGACACGGGCGTGGACCTGCTCGGGTACGTCGCTCGGCAGGCTGGTTGGGCTGTCGGCAACGCGTTCGGTGCCCACCTGGTGACCGGCACGGGTTCCTCGCAGCCGGCCGGCATCGTGACGAACTCGACGCTGGGTGTCACTGGTGGGACGGGCGCGGTCGGCGCATTCACCGCCGACAACCTCATCGACCTGTACCACTCGG